CGGATTAATCTGGGCCCCTGATGAGCAGTTTGCAGAAGAAATGATCGAAGAATGCGCGTCATTTCCATATGGCGATCATGACGACTTGGTTGACAGTATGACCATGGCTATCATGCGATTCAGGCAGGGAGGCTTCCTACCCCATCCAGAAGATTACGAAGATGAAAAAACAGAACCTAGGAAGATGGAGTACTACTAACTATGTCAGCAAAGACTGAATTAATAGCAAGATTTTTAAAAGCAGCAAAATCTCTCGCTAATCAAGGCATGAGCAAAGAAGCTATAGAAAAATTTGCTAGAAACGAATTTGGTGAAATATCAGAGTTGTTTCAAAAACAGATAGATAATATTTTTAAAATGAAAAGCGGTATAGGAGAGCTTTTGGGATTTAAAAAATTTCCTAAAAAAGATCCTGTTCCTAAAAAAGATCCTGACTTTGACGACACTGTTATTGAAATGAAATTTGATGAGTTTGGTCCATTTAACCCTAGAGACCCATTAAAAAATGTAAAAAAACAAACTAAACCTATGAGATATAGAGGTCCTGATGAGTTTGATACGAGAAAAAAATACGAAGAATATTTAGATATTGTTTTAGGAAAACCAGATGATGTGTTTGGCAATCCTTTAAAAGATGATTTGTTAAAAGAATTTGACAAAGTCAAAGCTAAAAACGTTACTCCAAAAAAAACAGATGATTTTAATTTGTCAGAAGATGATCCGTTTGGTGATTTCGAAAAAATTATAAAAGGTGAAGGTGATACAGGTCTTCCTAAAAAACCAAGAGATAAAAAATACACAGGTGGTATGGTCGATGTTGAACCAAACTTATCTGACATTGGTCATGGTTCGGACGCCTTGATGGCTAGAACAAGATTGATTTCACCAGGAGCACAAGGAACTACATCAACGGGTTTAAATTATTTACTTGCAGAAGATAATGACAACATAAGAATTCCGTTCTCAAAAGGTAAACTCGCAGACAAAGGAAGACGTAAATTTATGCAGCTAGCTGGCAGTGGTATTGGTGGTCTTGCTGCACTTAAAGCAGGGTTAATTAATCTTGCACAAGAGGCAGGACCAAAGGTAGAAATGATTAGAGAAACTGTATCAAAGACACCTGATTATTTTTTTGATTTAGTTTCTAAAATAAAAATGTTTGGTAAAGAAGGTACACCTTTAAGTGAAAGAATGAACACAACTTATTATAAAAATTTTGAACTTACAGAAGACATTACAACAGGTGATATGAGAATTACAAAACAAGCAGGTGACCCTGATGCACCTGGATACAAAGAAGAAGTTATGGAATATAGTAAAGCTGGTAATCCTCTAGAAGAAGGTGGTCAAACGATAGAAAAATATGATATTGAACCAGATAGTATAAAAGAAATTATGGAAGAAGTTTCTGAAAAAATTACCAAAAAAGCATCAGGTGGATTAGCACATCTATTAGGAGAGTAATGGAAGAGTACGACGTAGATTCTATTTTAGATATGTACGAGGAAAGTTATGTCCGTGAAAAAGGAAAAACTGGAACTTTTAAAAACACTGGTAATACGAGTCCTGTTAAAACTGAAAAATTTAAATATCCAAGAACAAATAGATTTGGCACCGTTTACTCTGATACTCCTGCAGGCGGTAAAAGAAGAAATATAATTACTGAAGAAGTAGGAGAAGAAATTATAGAAAAATTTAAAAAAGGTTTTTCATCTGTAGAGTTAGAAAAACAATACGGCATAGATAATGACACTATTTTAAAATACGTAAAAAAGAAAGAACCTAATATTAAAGTAGCTAAAGCAGATAAACGAAGACTTAATCAATATAATTTTGATAAAAGTGTTATAGATGAAATAATTGCAGACGCTCCTAACATGTCTAGAAAAATGATTTTAAAAAAATATGGAGATAGAATTAGCAAGAAAAAATTAGATAGTTTAAAATTAAAATTTGGTATTGTAGAAGAAGCAGGTAGACCAAGAATTGAACCAGGAGAAAGAAGCACCAAACAAGTTAAAAGAGTAAACAGAATAAGAAACGCTCAAGGTTTTGATGTGTCAGGAACTTTTGCTAAAAATTTTCATCACGTATTTCCAATAGGTGGTTTATCTAAATTAAGTGCACAAGATGTAATGATATTAGATAAAAAATTTAATGAAACATTAGGTGGTTTTAATTTACAATTAAACGATATAGCGGATGAAATAGGTAGTATGGATTTATCTGATCCAGACGCTTTAAAAAAATTAAATGATTTAAATGCTAAATCAAAAGATTTAGTTAATAGAGCAAAAGCAAAACTGCCTAAAGAATTACAAAATGCTATTGGTTATATTGAATATAATCCAGTGTTTGATGAAAATGGTACTATCTTTGAATTGTCACAAGTAAGAAAAGGTGTAGATGCTCCTATGGGCTCTTTACCTGCAGAATTTGGAACTAAAAAATTTAAAGATTATACACCAGAAGAAATTAAAAAATTTAAAACTAGAGTTAAACAATTAGCATTACAAGCTGGAGATGAAGGTACAATGTTTGGAGCTAATGTTATTCCAAAAAAACTTTTAAGAAAAACTCTCGGAGATTTAGGTATGTCTCTTGGTTCGCCAACGGCATTGCTAGGTTTAAATGCATATCTAGGAGTTGACCCAACAGAATCTTTAGATAGAGCTATACTTGGTGCAGAGGTTGCATTAGCACCATCTGGTATAAAAGCATTAACAAACAGACTTGATGCTATAAAAAACCCAGCAATAAGAAAAGGTATTGAAACATTATCTGGATTAAGATTACCGGGTGTATTTACACCTGCTAATGTTATGCGGGTTGCAAGAGTTGCATCACCATTCGGTCTTGCAACTTTAGGTGCTGAAGCACTTTACCGACTTGGTAAATTAGGGTATGAAGACCAAAAAAGATTTGAAGCATTATCACCTGAAGAACAAGCTGCTGAAAGAGCTGAACAGGAAAAATTTGCATTTAGTGTAACAGGAGCATGATGAATAAGAAACAAAAAACTAAGAAAAAAACTAATACACAAAAAATAGCCAGTGTTTATAATAACCCTGGTTTTAAATATTGGGCAGTTCCACCCAAAAAAGGACCACTATCACAAGGGTTGAAATTAAAACCAAAACAAGTTAAGAAAGTATAGGAGAACATATATGGCAGAAATAGACAAAGCTCTCCCTAACGATAAACGACCCGAAGAAGTTGCAGAAGAGGTCGAAGTTACGGGAATAGAAGAAACACCAAAAGGTCCAGTAGAAATTACAGAAGACGAAGAGGGAGCAACAATTGATTTTGATCCTAATTCAATGCCGATGCCACAAGAGGGTGATCACTTTGCAAATCTAAACGAATTACTTCCAGAAGAAGATACAGACATGATCGGTAATCAATTACAAAATGATTACATGGAATATAAAATGTCTCGTAAAGAATGGGAGCGGGGATATATTACCGGTTTAGATTTATTAGGATTTAAGTACACAAACAGAACTGAACCATTTCAAGGAGCTTCAGGCGCAACACATCCAGTGTTGGCAGAAGCAGTAACACAGTTTCAAGCTTTAGCTTACAAAGAATTACTACCGGCAGATGGACCCGTAAGAACTCAGGTAATGGGTAAGTCTGATCCTATGAAAGAAATGCAAGCGCAAAGAGTTAAAAATTTTATGAATTATCAGATCATGGATCAGATGCAAGAATATGAGTCTGACTTTGATCAAATGTTATTTTATTTACCTCTTTCAGGTTCAACATTTAAAAAAGTTTATTACGACGATTTATTGGGACGAGCAGTATCAAAGTTTGTCCCCGCG